TATTACGAAGTATTTAACGACATTTATATTCACGCTTTAACTGGAATAATAGTATTTGACATTATTACAGGGCTTGCGAAAGCGTGGGTAACAAAAACGGTTAACTCCACAATAGGAAGACGTGGGTTAATCGAGCATCTGATAGTATTAGTTTTAGTTGTGACTGTTTATCCATATTTAATATATATAGGCTTTGAAGAAGTAGCGACGGCTTTTATATTTTTCTTTATAGCAACTTATGGGGTATCACTTATTGAGAACTTAGCAGCAATAGGGGTGCCATTTCCGAAGGGGATAAAAAAGAGGCTAGAGAAACTAAGAGATGCATTAAACGAAAAGGAGTGATTCTATCTTGGAAAAAATAATTAGATTAAGCATAGAAAACACAACAAAGATAAGACAAGTTGAAGATAGTTTTTGTGAGCTGTATTCACATGATAAGAATAACGGAGCATTTGAGTTTGAAATTTCAAAAGGCACATTAACTAATGAGAACGTAGTAGCACTATTCAAATTTTTAAGAAGTGGTAGCTACTGGAAAACTACAGGATCTGTAGAAGATAATAAAATCAAGTTTAATTTTGACACATCTCTAATCACTCAAAATGAAGAGGTTGTTTGTTATATTTACCTGGATAAAGAAGAACGCAACAGCGATATATTTAGATTTAAATTCAAAGTCAATCTTTCTGAAATAGATAAAGCTAGTCAACTACCTGTAAAAGAACGCTTTTTTGCTAATAGCATGATAGTAGATAGAGTAGATGTTTTGACAAAAGAAGACTTTGACAAAGCTATCAAGGAGATTGAAAAAGGTAGCAAGTTCTTAACAGAATCCCAAGCGAATGAAAAATACGCTTTAAAAAGAGATATACCTAACGTATCTGATTTTGTATCAAGTACTCAATTATCAGATTATGCTTTGCGAACTGATATTCCGAATAGTGAAACAATTGTAAATAAAGCAGTTGAAAAAGTTGAGAAAAAGGGATATTTAACTGAACATCAATCTTTAACTGGATATGTTACAGAAACCCAGTTGAATGAGAAAGGTTATTTAACTAAGCACCAGGATATTAGTGGACTAGCTACAAAGAAAGCTGTTGAAGCGGTTGAAAATAAAGTTACACAACTAGAAAACAGACCAGTGACATCAAGTTATGATGACACTGAAATTAAGCGAAAACTTAAAGAACTTGAAGATAGACCAACAACAGCTAATATCGATACTAGTAATTTTGTAACAACAACACAATTAGAAGATAAGCATTACTTAACAGAACATCAATCGCTTAATGGTTATATTACAGAAACACAATTAGAAGGTAAGCATTATTTAACAGAGCATCAAGACATATCCAAGCTTGCAACTAAAGAACAACTTAGAAAAGCTTTCTTGAACGAAGAAGGTCAGGAGAAATATGTTGATTTAGATACTTTTGTAAGTGCAACCCGTGGAGTTTTAGGAAATTCAACAAACGGGAAAGGGATTGAAGAGCACTTTAACGAAATGTCAAATGGACTTAGTGAAGAAATCAAAGAAATATATTTAGGAGATATTTATAAAAATGCAACGGAAACTAAAGTATATCGTAAAAATGGTTTTACAAACTTTAAAGACATGATGTATGCATTAGCTAAGGTATTTCCAGATAATTATAACTATAAAGATGAAAATCAACGTGTTGATATTCTAACAAATAGAAATTATCAAGATTATATAAAATCTACTGGGAATGTTGATACTAATGATTTTGCTACTAAGCTAGAGTTAAAAGAACAAACAAGTAGAATTGATACACTTGAATTTAATATGAACAAGACTGTTGATAAATTTCAAGCACCCTTTAAAATGACAGGTGTAATGAGCCCTTATGAATATTTTAGGGCAAATCATACTGGAAGTTTAACAGACCACTATGGAACTATTTATAGTAGTACTACTGAAAGAATAATAATCAATGGTAATGGTAAATACACAAACTTAGATACAGCCTTATACACTCTAGCTAGTTCAATTCCAGATGGATATACTCCAGACTTTGAGTTTTCGGAAAGCGATAATCTTAAATTCATCACAACACAAAACATACATAATTACATACCAGCAAACACTGGAAACACAGGAAACACTAGTGAACTTGATAAACGATTAAAAGTTATCGAAAGTAAACAATGGGAAATTCACGGACGTGGAATGCCAAACGGAACAGTAACTGCACCTGTTGGAACAACTTATGTAGACGAAACAGTAACTAACGGAGCTTTGAAATGGATTAAGAAGAGTGGAACAGGTAACACTGGTTGGGAGGTTCTAATCGGAGATACGGGTTGGAAAATACTTCCGTCAGTATCGAAATTAGGAAACTCATTTGTCAAAATAAGACGTGTAAACAATGTTGTATCTTATCAATTTGGCGGGCTTTCATGGGGTTGGTTTGGTATCGTTAGAAGAGGTGGAGCCGGATATGTTTTACAAGGCTCTGATAGAGAACGAAATTGTTATATTATTCAAAATGGTGGGATTCCAATAGGATATAGAGCCGAAGCTTCACTTATTGGTAATATATATAATGATAAAGGCGTTTCTTATGGAACATGGTATTTAGGGGGAAATGGAGATTACAATCAGTTGAGATTTCAATTTACAGACCCCGTGCCAACAGATAGAGATATAGGAGATATACGAATAAGTTCAATATCTTATTTAACTAACGAGGCATGGCCGCAAAATTAATTAATGAAAGGAGGTGAACAACAATGATAAATTGGAAAGTGAGATTTAAGAACAAACGCTTTGTAATAGCATTTATAGCTGGTCTATTGCTATTAGTAAAGCAAGTTTCTGTATTGTTTGGATATAATCTAAATACAGAATTATTTAATACAAATATCAACAATGTTGTTGATGCTGTATTTTTACTATTAGGGTTGTTAGGTATTGTTAATGACCCTACAACACAAGGTTTCAGCGATAGCGAACAAGCTTTAACATACGATAAGCCAAAACAAGACTAGTAAATAGTCTTTTTATTTTATTCAAAACACAGGAGGAAAAAGAATAATGGTTAGAACAACAGATTTATTAAACGAAGCAAGACGTATAGCAAATTTAGGAATAGGTGTTGACCAAGACGGAGCATATGGTACTCAATGTGTAGACTTACCTAACTATTTAAGTTCATATTTCTTTGGGAAAACATTATGGGGTAACGCAATAGACTTGCTTAACAGTGCAGCAGCATTAGGATATAAAGTTGAGTATAACATTGTAGGAGATCTTAACAGTAGACCAAAAGCTGGAGCGGTATTTGTAATGGACACTACATATACAGCAGGACATTCATATGGACATACAGGACTTGTAATTGAAGATTCAGACGGATATTCAATGAAAACTATTGAACAAAATGTTGATGGCAACTGGGATAGCTTGTATGTTGGAGGGCCTGCAAGATATATATCAAGAGATTTTGAAGGCATTGTAGGATGGTTTTATTTCCCTGTAGACGATACCCCGGCAAACAACCCTGTTACTACAGATTTACAGTCTCTAGATAGACCAAGAGTATTTACTGTTAAAGTACCAAATTTAAATGTTCGCTCAGCTCCATCATTAGATGCTGAAGTTGTAGCAAGCTATGATGAAAATGAGGAATTTAACTATACTGAATACTGTTATGCTAATGGTTATGAGTGGTTATCTTACATCTCTAACAGTGGAGAACGTAGATATGTAGCTAGCATGGAATTAGCTTCAGGTACAGACTACGGAATATGGAGATACTTGTAATTAAATATAATTAGTGGTAAAATATTTATAGATGAATATTTTTCATACTTTATTCCCTAAGCCTGGCTTAATAGCTGGGCTTCTTTTTTTATGTCCGTTAAAATGGATATTTTTAAAAATTTCCGTTAAAAAAGTTTAAAGTATCTATTGACGATATACACAATATTGTGTATAATGTGATTGTAAGATAAATCAAAGGAGAAATAAAATGAAAAAAGAAATAGAAGAACTGCTTAACTCAGACCTTACCAGCTATAAGATCGCAAAAGAAACCGGAATAACAGTTCAACAGATAGATAGATATAGAAAAAATAATAAAGTTGGGAATATAACACTAGATAATGCACTTAAATTATATAATTACAAGGAGAGATTAGAAATGAAAAATTATGATAAAATGATGTTAGTAGTAAAAGAATTAGTATTAGAGGAAGGTGCTTTTATATCATACTGGAAAGAGGATAGTAACAATGATATCACTACAGTTTATTCAGTAGATGAGTTAAAAGCTCATTTAGGAAATTTGAATGATGAAGATTTTGAAAATATAGTAATTCAAGTGAATTTTGATAATCAAGAAAAAGATTACCAAATTACATTAAATGATTTTGATGCTGTGCATAACAAAAATGAATTTATCCTGGATTTACTACACAACACAAGATAA